AGCATAGCTGTCACAGAATACACGCATTGTGCCATTCAATGTACCAACAAACTTGGTGTTAGTTGGAGCTTCGAAAGTACCTTCTGTAGAACGAGCAAATGCACTAGTAGTAGCACTCTGTAGCACTGTAAGTGCAGCAGGTGAAACAACAGTGTAGTTACCAGCACCACGACGTGTACGCTGAGCAATCAAGTTAGCTGTACGGTTGATAAGAACAGCAAGAGCAGCGTGTTCGTCACCAACAAAAGTAGCAGTACCTGATACTGTAGCTTGGTTGTATGTAAACTCAGTTGCAGCTAGTGTACGAAGAGAAAGTAGGATCTCTTGGTCAATTTCAGCTGTGATTTCCTGAGCTAGAGCTGCCATGATTTCAGCTTCAACGTCAATGCCGTGCATTGCTTGAGCGTCTTGAGCAGCTTCAAAAGTCCAACGAGCTTGTAGCTTACGAGTACGAGCTTCTACAGCCTGCTTGAGGATCTGTACGCTAATGCTCTTACCACCGTCGCCTTCTAGTGTAGCTGTGCTAGCACCAGTGTAGCTGCTAGCTGAGCTAGTAGCGTTAGCAACTGTTGAGTAAGCCTGTGCAATCTTGAATGGGCTTAGTGCTTCTTCACCAGCAGTTGTGCTTGTAGCAGCTGCTGAACTGTCTGTTAATGCTTGAGCATAACGTACACGAAGTGTATGAATCTGACCAACAGGGCCAGTCATTGGCTGAACACCAACCAACTCGTTAGCAATAACTGTAGGCATAACACGACGGATAACTGGTAGAATTACACGGTTTAGTGTAGCAATGTTACCTGACATTGTTGTACCTGCACTTGATTCATTCAAGTGCTTGCGAGTGTTTTCTAATACAACACCCATTGTTGAACGACGAGAACCTTGTAGGCCTTCTAGTAGGGCTTCTTTGGTCTCATCCCAACGGCTTTCTAGTAGATCTTGTGACATTTAAGTCTCCTTCCTATATTTTAAAGCCCTGCTAGGCGTACAAGGTCAATTACGTTGCTATCTCTAGCAGGTACTTCTTCTTGTTTAACCTTTGCAGATTTATCACCAGTAACTTCAGTTCTTGATTCGGCAATCACCTCTTTAGCTTTTGCTTTACCTTCTGCTAAAACTGCTGGTAGATATTTTTCAAAAGCGTTCTTTAAGCGGGATGTCTGAACACTTTCTAATAAATTCGTCATTACTTCTCTCTTCTCATCATTTAGAGGGCTTAGAAGTTCTTCTAATGTAGCAGCACGCTCATTAGATTCTTGAATAACACGAATTTCACGTTCTTTTGACTCAACAAGTACTTTTGCGTCTTCTTGAGCTTGAATGGCTTCTGCCAACTGTTGATCTTTTTCTTCAATTGCTTGTATTAGTTTACGCACTTCAGCATTTTCATTCAAATGTGTAGCACCAAACTCTTTAGCAAATGCTTCAAAAATCTTACGTCCAAAGTTGTTCTCACGAGCAGCTTGGATATCTTCTTTTAGTTGACTCATTTCAGCCTTAAGATGCTTGCTAACAGCAGAGCTCATCTTAGAAGCACTTTCTGAGATGAATTTAGCCTTTAGATTCTCAAGTTGCTCACGAGCTTCTGATACTAGACGAACCTTAGTTTCGATTACGTCTTGCTTATCAGCTGCAAACTCTTTGATTTCTTCAGCTAATGCACTAACAACAAATTGTTCTAATTTTTCGAATCCGTTGTTTTGTGCTTTTCTGTCCTTGCGTAGTTCGCTAAGTTCTTCTGATAGCTTTTGTACTAGGAAGCCGTTAAACTTCTCAGTATTTTCTTTCATTGTTGTTTGGAACTTAACACGATCTTCGGCTAGTGCTTGCTTTTCAGCACTCACAGCTTCTAATTCACTTTGCAAGCCTTCTGTTACCATGCGATCTAGGGCTTCAACCATTGTTGATTTATCATGCTCATAGCGTTGTGCAAACTCTTCACGTAGTTCTGCACGAATCGTCTCACGAGTTTCAGTCATCTTGGCTTCCCATTCTTCCGAGATAGCTTGACGAGTGTCTTCGTTGACGAGATCGCTATCCAATAATGGTTTGATAGCATCTAGCATGCGATTCTCCTAAATCTTAAGATCTCTAATAAGACGTTTAACTTCGTCTCTTAGATATCTTTGCACTTTGTCGTCCGACCCAGCTTCCCTAGCCATTTCTAAAACGTTATGACCATATTTCATGTTCATTAGTCCTTCGTAAATAGCCTTAGGATATGCATTTGGAGCACTAGGTTGGGCAACTACATCGACAGTGACTATTTCAAAGTCACTGACATGTCCTGTGTGTGGATCAACGTTTCCGCTTCCACGACTGCTTACTCCGAGCTTAACTTTTGCTTGGAGCATTGTCTTGACAAGTTCTCCCATTGGAGTAGGGAGAATTTTTAACTTGCCATATCCATTAGGAC